CGAGGACTGACTGCACAGCATTGACTGATGTAGCCATACCGCTTAAGGATGACGCTGCTGATGTAGCGTTTGAGTTTATCGTTGATACTGATGCCTGGATCCCAAGGAGCGCTGCAAGAAGTACCCCACATGATGCCGCCGCGCCTGCCATTGACAGCCCGAATGCGGCTGCACCGGCTGAGGCTACGATTGCGCTTGCCCCGAATGCCGCAAGGGAAGCAACGCCCGCTATAAGGCTTGCACTCATTGCTATCATTGTGCCTGAGAATGTGAGTAATGCAACGCTCAGAGCCATGATTCCGGCTGCCGCTACAGGACCGTATGTTGCTATCGTAGGAAGCTGAGTGCAGAAAAGAGCTGCGCCGGCCGCCGCTATAGCGATACCGGAGCCTACCATCAGAACCGCGGCTCCCATCGCAAGGAGTCCGACTGCTGATACTGTTGCAGCTGATCCGATTGCTACGATTGCCGCCGTCACTCCGATCGATACACCGGCTAAGAGGACAAACACTCCGACTGCTGCAGGGCCTGCCTGCGCGAGCTGTATAGCTGCACCTACAAGTACCTTCATCGCGACTGCAATCATCATCACGGCCGCGCCTGCTGCCACGAGCAGGAGTGCCTGACCTGCCATCGTCCCAAACGATGCACCCGCTGAGCTTACGGCTGGAGCTGCCTTTTCAGCTGCATCTGCAGCACCTGATAATTTGCCAGCAAATCCGCCTATACCTCCGCCTACGGTCTTTACTATCTTTCCGATATTGCCTACTCCTGTAGCAACTGGTCCTAGTGCCAGGGCGACTCCTGCAACTACAGGACCCACTTTTGAGATGGTATCCCAGTTGTCTGTGACCCATGTTATAAGATCTCCGACCTCCGTGACTGCCTGGCCAGCGAACTGGGCCAGCTTAGGAAGGGCAGTTTCGATGAAACCCGATATCTTAGGTCCTAAGTTCTTCGCGAAGTCTGCTATTTTAGGCTGTAGATCGTCCAATGCATCCTGAATATAGGGCATTGCATCATTTATCGAGTCAAATACCGTGGATGCCAGCGGCTCAAATGCCAGTTGGACATTCTGCTTGAACAGCTGCAGTTTTTCGGCGAAGTCGTATGTGTCTCCGGCCGCGCCACTTATTGACTCTTTCGAGTCTTCAAGGGATTTCGTCAGGTCTTTGACATTAAGGGATCCGTTTCGGATCGCCGCCGACATGGTTGATGCCGCTCGTGCTCCGAACACTTCCGAGGCTTTCGCTGTGGCTTCTGTCTCGGTCTTGGCACTCTTAATCGCATCGAAGTATTCCTGTAAGCCCTTGGTTGCTGATTTGCCATCCTTGGCCATTGTGGTCACGGATTTCTTCATAGCTCCGAGGACTTCTGAGGTATTTACACCGGCTTTATCTAACTGGCCCATCAGAGACGCGGCATCCTCGAACGAATAGCCCATGCTCTGGAGCTGTGCTCCGTATGACTGCATGTTTCCCATCAGTTCGTTAAAGCCCATACCTGTTGACTGTGACACCTTGAAAATGTAGTCCATCTGTTTGCCCATGTCATCAGCCTTGATACCCCACTGCTGGAAAGCCTGGGAGGATTCCTCGATGGTGGAGCTTAGGTCTTCTCCTAGCATGGAAGATACCTGGATAGCCTGTTCGGATAAGCCCTGCAAGTTCTTTCCTGTCAGCCCGAGCCGGGTATTGTAGTCAGCTATCGCGGATCCTGCATCATCGAGTGTGGTAGGGACTGTGGCATAGACCTCTTTCATATCGTTCTGGAGTGCTGCAAGGTCTTTACCTGTAGCTCCTGTCCCGATACGGATAGTATCATTTGCAGAGTCAAACTGAGTCCCCAGATCAAGGAGTGCTTTGCCCGCTGCCGCCGCTCCTGTGGCTACAGCTCCGATGGCTATGGCAGAGACCTTAGAGATAGTCTTGGCTGCTTTACCGAGCCCCTTGAGAGAGGTTGATGCAGACTGTATGGATTTACCTAATGACTTATCTACCTGGCCGGAAATCGACACAAGAGCTTTAAGTTCTTTTCCTTTCGGCATCTTTTACCTCCTTCTGTGTGCCCTGCTATGAGCCTTGGCCTGAGCCTGTCTGATCTGTCTTTCCTGTTCTTCGCGTTCTTCTTTTAGGTCCTCACCTGCTTCTCTCATTTCTGTGATGAAGTCAGGCATTCTCATTTTTCTGAGAGTTTCGGGGCTTTCTTTATAAATTCGACAGTAGCTTCGGACGAGTTTTCTGATGGTTTTTCCGTCGAGACTGTCTCTTCCTGGTCTTCGTCCTCCGCAGAACTTCCGAAAAAAGTCTGCCCTACCTTCCTGATCTTATTGATGTCTCTGCCTTTGACTCGGAGGAGGTCCTGAATGTCTATCTCAGGGTCACACGCTATGATAGCGAAGCATCCAAGATAGAAGTGGAGTGCGGAATTGAACTCCGCAAGATTCATGTTCGTAATGCCTTTAGCTGCAAGCCCTGTTGACGCTCTTGCGTCGGCTTCGAGAAAGTTCTCGGGAGAGACTTCATCTATGTCATATTCAAGCTCTTTTACGCTTGTTCCGTTCGCTTTTAAAGGTGTTGAAAGAATTATTTTATCCGCCATATTTATTATCCTTTTTTTTGAAAATAGGAGAGTCCTGACGAATCAGGACTCCCGATGTGATCAAAGCATCTTGTCATACTTCTTCGAGTAGTCTCTGCCGTTCACTTTGAGAACGTGAGCGAGTCTGTCTATGAGAAGTACCTCTTCGCCGTTCACCACGAGTCTGTATCTGAACACCTTGAATGTCAGATCATTCTCGGATGCACTTCCGATTTCAAGGGATGCGCCCGGATGGAGCGTGACAGGAGCTACCTTGAGGAATGCCTTGCAGCCCTCAGCTTCAACTGATGCGTCAGACTTGATCCTGTCCTGCACCCAGCGTACCTCTATGTCCTTCTTTCCCGGAGCAGTGAGAGCTGTCATGTTCTTGTCAATTCCGCTCTTGGAGATAGTCATCTCCATATCGTCAAGGGCATTCATGAGCGGAATGCTCATGGTGCCCATTGCGTTGATGTCGGCTGTGAGAAATGTGGCCTCTGGAAGAGTTACATTTGTGTCGGTAGCTACGAGCTTCTTGTTGGCATAAATGGTGTCTGCTTCGATAGGTCCTCTTTTATTAACCCATTTACTCATTTACTCTTCCTCCGTTCCAAAGAATGACTCGAAGCCAGCGTCGGTGTAAGCGACCTTAGCGGTCAGGCTCTTTGCCGGTGGCGTAGGAGTGTCAACGATGTTCCACACGAAGTTTCCGTTTCTCATATCACTGATAGGGTTCTCCGTCTCAGTGAATACGATCGAAGGTGAGCCAATGAGAGCACCTTCGGCAACGAGTGCATCGAGTTTCTGCTGCTCATCATTAAGGATACTGTCTCTCAGGTTCAGATCCATAGGGTCATCTACCTGGTCTCCGTGGTCTTCCTCGAATGAGTTGATGATGTACTCCTGCATCCTCATATTCGTGTCAAAGATTGCAAGCGGGTCAACATCTGATGCGGCATTTCCGCTGTCGGCTGCCTTGAAAGCGGCGGTGTGTGGTCCCCAGATCTTGTAAGAGCCGCCCCACTTAACGATGGTGGTGATTCCTACGGCATTCAGCTCATTGCCTGCTGCCTGGTCGAAGCCCTGATTCTTCGATGCCTCACCGAAATACTGAGAAGCGAGCTGAACAGTCTTGTTCGAGCAGGTCTCCATCGGGATTCCGTCGTGAGATGCATCAGTGCGAAGTGTCTCAGCAATAGCGAGAGATGAGATATGATAGATTGTGCCGTCTGATGTCTTGCCCTGTGGCCAGAACACCTTTGTGTACATCGAATCATATCCGTTGTCAGTCTTCCACTGTTTAGCGAGAGCACGGGTATCAATGGCACTCTTGTAGACAATGTTAAGGTTTTCAGCGGTAGAGTGTGCTCCGTCTGCAAGGAGCGTCACTTTGAAGCCGCCGGCAGTCTTTTCAACACTGTAATCTGTGCCTGATACAAGAGTATCCTCGCCGGTAGTTACCTTGATGCCGTCTGTGAATGCCTTTGAATCTTTGATTTCAACTGTTTTGGTCTCAACCTTCGCATCCTTGACGGACTTATCTGCTACGATAGGAATGTCGGCATAAGGCATAGCGTACCAGTGCTTGTTAATTGCCTGGCAGAACTCCACCAGAGCATTATATACAGCAGGATGCTCAGACCAGCCCGGAGCGGCAACGAGATTGATGATTGCGTCGTTGTTCGGATATACGAGTTCTCCTACCTGCAGTCCGGTGTAGACTCCATCCTCTGTCTTTGTTCCGATGATGTCATCGTCCGTTACTGCTTCCGGATCCACTTCATCAAACGAAGCCTCGATGGTCCCAGTGATAGGGTTGTTTGAATCAACGCTGGTAACAGCGAGCTGACCGGTCGAGTAGTT